ATAGCCCTGTTTTTCTCTATCAGCATATGCTTCCATCAAGCCAACTTTATTCTTGCTACCTTTCTCACGTACACCCGGATAAGCAGAGAACACGTTGTCAGTAGCATCACCGCGAATGATCTTCTTAAAGAGAAGATACTCGGGATCTTCTAGCATCTTTTGCTCACCGGTCTTCTTATCCTTGACAGGCTTACCACGATCATTAAAATAACCGTCTAGCTTGATCAACTGTCCAGCGACACCGTTGTACTGATGCACGTTCTCGCTGATCAACTGCACGAAGTCAGTATCGGACGAAATGATATAGTGTTCATCGTTTGGGTGCAAGTCAACGAAGCGGGCGATAAGATCATCTGCTTCTGCATTGGGATGACGCAGCACACTAGCGTTAGTTTTAGAAGAAAGGAAAGTCGTAAACGCTTCATACGTTTCCCAGAACATCTTGTTTTCTTCAATCTCAGCCTCAGTCAGCGCAGTGTTATCGATAGCACGATGTGCCTTGTAAGGCTTGTAGAATTCTTTGCGCCATGAACGTCCCTCAAGACAAAACACAACGTGGTCAATACCAAACATACGCACAGTCTGATTTACAGACGAAAGCGTTAGATGCATAGCCATGCCAATCTTTTCCCACGTATCAGTGTTGCGGGCAGCAACATGCCGTGCGCGGAAGAAAGTGTTAGCTGTGTCAATCAGTGCGTATTTCATGAGATACCTTTGCTCTTATAATATACGTATAATATACGATAAATATGAGCAGTTGTCAAGCCTTAAATTTCCTGAAACAGGTCACTCCATACATCTGTGGGTACGTAAGTCTTTTTATAATACGATGCATTGCGCTCACAATCTTTGATGTTCCCCACCGGGAGCAGTCCGTTATTTTGCATCTTATATTGTCTAGTCAGTTCACCTTCAGCCCACATGCTTTGTTCTCTATTAGTAGAACGCATCTTGGCTGTTCTATTTGTCAAATCCCAGACAGCAACTAGCATCTCGGTACGATCAGGAACATAGGGCATTACCCCTTCATTAACAGCAGCTTCTAATGCTCTCTGTAATTCAATTCCAGTAGAGCTTATTGCAGGAACCTTCCATCCTGAAAGGTTAGCTGCTTTCCTTACAATTCTCTCACCCAAAATTCCTTTCTTAACGGACACATTAGCAGGAGCACTTTCTCCAATCTGAATTAGAATAGCCTCTTTAAGAAGATTAGGCCTCCAGTAAAAAGCATAAGCATAATGAATTATGTTACTTTTACGCACAATACTATACATCTGGCTAGCGGCGTTGAGTCTACCCAAATCTATTACTAGATCCGGATTGTTAATATCTATTTCTTCAATAAACATTAGATAATCTTTCTGTGTATTAAGATGTTGTCATTATTCTTAGAATTTTTGATACTATCAACTAACTTCGGTGTACCCGTCGCCTAAATCACGTTGTCTAATGATACGCAACTCTGATTCACGCTTTTCAGGATCAGCAATTTCTTGCTCATACACTTCAAGGGCGATATTTCTGCATACCGTCTGAAACCACCTGTCAACAATCTGTGCATCAGTATCATCAGCACGAATCTTATACCCCTGCTTGATCAGATTAGTAACGAACTTGTCATTCCAATCCAAATCAAAGGAACCGTTATTGATATCAGCCGGATCCAAATCAACCTTGAGAATTGCAATGTAGGGTTCTCCTGCCGCCGTCGCCTTTTCCTTATCAGTGAGTTCCACTTTAGGCTTCTTGGGCGCTTTTACTGCAGGCTCTGGTTCAGGAACAACAGCAGGCTGTTCTTCTGCAAACATCGGCTCATTAAACCATTTCTTTAATTTTTCAAACATGTATCACCTTTCAATAGTATATATCGTTCTACCGACGAGTCCAACAAAATCCTCATCTTCCTCAGGAAGCATCACACAAACTTCTCCTTCAATCCAGCTAGGTGGAAGACGATTGGTCCAGCGTAGCAGCTTGACCTTGCCATAGTTGTAATAGTTGCGATAATCGGCAACTGGGTCCTGCGTTCCTAAAATATATTGATTATCCATACAAGATGGCATCTTAGTCGTTACATCGCTTTGTACGATATTCTCAGGAGCATCCTTAAGGATATCTCCTAGCTTATCAATAGTAAGGTGAGTACGACCATAACGATGGGTATACTCACGACCAAGAGCCAAAAGATGATCATACAACCAATTATAGTTAGCAGAGTTTTCACGAACCCATACTGCGGACGGATGATTAATATGAGTAGCAGAATACATAATAGCGTCAGCATTACCTGATAACCTCCAACGTTTAGCTTTGCGACCAGACTGTGACTGACCCTCGTACTCCTCACCGTCAAGAACACGATGGGCAGTAGAGAGTAGTTGTGCAGTTTCTAGAATCATCTTGACCACATGTCGATCAACCATCGACTGTGCAGCGATTACTGGGTCAGTGTGTACGTAAAAAATATTAATGAGAGTTCTCCACTATCTGTTATTCTTGAAGGGCTTGAGCATAATAAGTAGAATAGCCACGAATACCAATGCACCTGATACATAGAACAATGGGGTATTGTCAATATATTGCATTTTTGACCTCTTGACAGCTTTTGATAAATACACTATACAAAGTGGGACTTATCATGGACATTAGAAACATACTAAACGTTATAACAGAGAATTCAATAGAAGTCAAGGGTTCTTCTCCGTTTTCGGATAAATTAAACGTGATGACCTTAGATCAATTTCTCAATGCTGCAGGTGTAGTAACTCCTGATGAAGAAATTGACGAAGCCAAATTAGACGCACCTGCTCGTGAATTGGGTGGTAAAGAGTTAGAAGCATATCTTGATCGTATCAAGGGTAGTCCTATTCTTGATCCTAAGACGGGTGAACCAAAGAAGACTGCTCGTGGTACTGAAAAGTATGTGTCAGGCAAGACTAAGCAAGATAAGGTAAAGATGCCATATGTTCACCGAAGCTCAGTAGTTCCTATTGTTGACCAAGATGGTAAGAAGTATGATCTTGATGCGCTAAAGACCCTGATCACTAAGCGTCCTAATAAGATTCTCAAGCAAAATGAAAAGATGCAGCATAGCGATGGTACTGCTAGTGTGTTCTATAACATTGGTCTTCCTGCACTTAAGGGTCTAGCATACGATGAAGATGGCAAAAAGTTCGTGATCATTGACACTTGCCCAGGTGCAGGCGCATGTCAGACTTATTGCTACGCCATGAAGGGCGGATACGTTCAATGGAAGAACGTTGCGGAAGGGCAATCACAGCTTCTCAACTTCTTGTACAACGATCCTAAGGGCTTCATGGAGATGATGAGCAATGAAATTGCTGCTGCTGACAAGAAGTTCAACAAGAAGGACAAGCAAACCAAGCTAGTAATTCGTTGGCATGACGCAGGTGACTTCTTCTCTCCTCAATATCTTGCTATGGCATACGCATTAGCAAAGAAGCATCCTAAAGTAGACTTCTATGCTTATACTAAATTAGCATCAGTTGCACAAGGTGCAAAGCCAAATAACTTCAAGATCAACTACTCAATGGGCGCAAAGCCAGGTGAAGAAAAGCAGATTGACTTCAAAAAGACAAAGAACAGTAGAGTCGTTCCCGAGGTTCTATTCAAGGACCTTCTAGACCGTGATAAGGAAGGTAAGCTTTTCTATGTCAATAAAGAAGCACTAAATTCTCTTAAGCAGCGCATTGCTGCAAAGTACAGTGTGAAGCCAGAGACAATCTTAACCTATGATGAGATGATGAAAACCCCTCAGAGCAAAGACGCAGGTAAGTGGAACGTCATCGTTAAGCCGGGCGACGGAGATGACTCTGCAAATCGTAACGATGTTCTCAATACATTCTTATTGATGCACTAAGGCAGTTTAAGTAAATCTTCTATAGAATATAGATTTTTCATATAAGGGGACACATTTTTTAGTACGCTAACTGCTGCATCTCCGGGTCTACGAGGACCATAGGTAACACTGAGTGGTTCGGCAGAGTCTGCACTAAGTATTTTTTTATTGACGGTTTTAAAAATCTCAACCATTTCCTTAACACTATGCCCCTTACTATGACCCAAACCCTCAACCCCATTCGCAGGTTCTTCGATTGCTAGTTTCAACGCATGACAAATTTCATCAACGTGAGTATAATCACGAATACAAGTTCCATCAGGAGTGTCATAGTCGTTACCGAAGATCGTAAACTCTTTAGTGTGTCCTGACTTCATAAGATTATACATAAGCCCATCAGGATTAGTAGGAGCATATCCTGAGCTACCAATAACGTTGTAGAATCTAAAGATTGTGTATGGCATCGGGCTGTGAACAGTACAATATTCCTTAACAACATCTTCTGCTGCTCTCTTGCTGATACCATACGCACTTTCACATAATGCAGCGGCTCCGGTGCTAGCAAAGATAAAGTTCTTAGTTTTTATCTTGCTCAATACATTCATTGTACCATTCAAATTAGTAATATAATATTGAATAGGCATCCGTTCGCTTCTGCTTACATTTACTAACGCAGCCAAATGAATAACAGTATCGTATTCATCCTCAATAGTAATCCGTCTATTAATGTCAATGTGATTGAACTGTTTAACGGGATGCTGTGGTTCAAGAATATCAAGCCCGTGAACCTCATAGTCTTTTTCAAGTAGCTTACAGAGGTGTGAACCAATGTATCCTGAAGAGCCTGTTACTAAAACTTTTTTCATATTAAAACTCAAATAATCCTAATCCAGTAACTTCTTCTGATGGTTCAAAAGAAGGATCCTTAGTCAACCAAGTGTCCTTGTCAGTATAGATGACACGGAACTTGTGCTTGTTTGTAAATACCGACTTTACATCGTCAATACAAATAACGTTGCGCTTCAAACTTGCAATAAAGTCAGCATACTTAACCGTAGTCTCGCTGCAAATCTTAGCAGTATTGCTGTTAGATTGCTTATTAGTAAAACTACCGAAGCATTCATTCCAATGATGGAACACTTGATCTTCGTGTGCTTTGAAATATTCAATGTATCCGCTATCATACCACTTCTCTGCGGTATCATAATTATTATATGCTGCTATAATATCCGATGCCATATTCTTCTTGTTGGTAGTGAAGAACACATGGCTATCAAAGTTCTGCGTCCAACGTTGATTCTCAAGAGCAAATGTAGGAAGCTGAATAGTCTGCTCATAGAAAGCAATACCATAGCTTTCTACAGTGCTAGGATTAAATGCTACTCGGCAACTTGTGATAAAGTCTACCTTCTCTTGACCGATGACGCTTATCGCAATCTCGTAATCAACACCTAGCTTCTTCAATCGTTCTTCAAACTTCTTAGCACCATTCGCATTAGTCATAACACGAGCGGGCAACTTAGTCTGCTCAATAAGATCAAGATAAAGTTCAGGATTCTTGCCCTCTTCCCAACGACCAATGAACAATACACCTTCACGTGGCTTGTCGTATTGTTGTAGCAGACCTTGTTCTGGTAGAGGGATAGGAAGATGAAATGCATCTTCAAACTGTAGTTGATTGAACTTGCTCTGAGTACCGATCGTGATGTTTGGCATCTGTAGCTGTAACCGCATCATGTCATTGACGCTATTCAGAAACGGGTTCTTTGTGTCTTTGAAGATTTGACTTTCCAAATGCGTATATGCAATGACTTGAATACAATCGTCAAGTCCTAGTGTACTCGCTACTTGTATAGTCTCATACGTGTTGCAAATCAAAGCATCGTACATATTAGTAGTTAACGCCTTGATGATAGCAGTGCGAAAGTTTGCCATACGTTCGTAGCAGTAACTATCACCGTACATAAAGATAGCACTGTGAGTAGAATAACTCATACTATTCTCAGGATAGATGATATTGGCATCTATAGAGTTTAGAAAATCACTACTAGAACTTTGTGGTGCCTTATCAGTAATGATGTCAACAAGCACACCGTATCTGTTCATTAGCTCACAAAAGCTCTTTGTGAATTGACCGATGCCGCCGTGAGGAATCAACGTCTGCGAACTGACTAGGAATCCGATACGCTTGTTATAATTCATGTGGCCCATGCATTCTTGAATAGAGGAACTTGAAGTCTATCACTGTAGCGAACACCGTGCTTCATCGCAGCTAGTACAACATTCTTGTTGTTGAGAGCATAAACGCTTTCAACACCGCCGACTGGCATCAGATATACATGACCTCGGAACCCAGCAGCACGATAGAGCGTTGCAGCTTCCAATGCTTCTGCGATATCATCTTCAGTCGCAACCACAAACTTTAGATAAGCAGTACCAACAGCTTCATATCCGCGAACGATTTCAGGCTTGATAGCTTCTTCACGAATTTCACCGCTACAGCTTAACTTAGCACTAACGCTAAACGTAATCTCTCTATCGTTATCTTGCTGCAACCATTCAAGTAGATATTTCTTGAAATTAGGATCTAGTTCTTGTGTACCGTTTGTCTCAAATGTGATCTCCTTAAGACCACGCATCTTAGGATGACCGAGCAATGCAGGATAAGCACGTTGCCAACCTAAGAGTGGTTCTCCTCCTGTGATGACGAGGTGTTCGTCTCGCCATTCTCCGAACGGTAGTAGTTCCATAATACTATCGACAATGGAATCAATGTCCCTAACGGGAGACAGATGCTTAAAGCGAGGATCCCAGGATGCATACGAGTCACAGCCTGTAGTGACGAGCGGAAGGTTCCCGTATTCTTTGTGATCTTCTGGATTAACTTCTTCTCTTTCACTCGACAATTCCCCTTTCAGCATACCGAATCCGGCGCACTTAAAATTACAACCGAACGTGCGTAGAAACACACTCGGGACGCCCATATATCGGCCTTCACCCTGAATAGAGTAAAATAGTTCACTAACCTTGATTTGCGCCATAATCCATGTCCTTTAGATACCTTAGTAGTTCTTTGTCAGTAGGTTGCACAGAATAGTTACTCTTGAAGAAAATCTCATAACTATCGCTGCCGTACTTTCCTATACCATAAAGCACTTTAGCATCGTTCTTATCCCATGTCAAGTAGTCACGACTCATTCCTAATAATCTTTTTACCCTGATATTTGTCATACCAAGGGGAGTTACGATTGATTTGATATCATCTTCGCTTGCCGCTAACAGCTTTTCAGCCTTGTCCCACTTTTGTAGAAACTTGGGTAGAACTTGCTTGACTTGCTTACGAGACGTTTGGTTCAACATGATGACCCCAACCATGTGTTGCCAAGGACCATCTATCTGCTGTTGAACCATCAAGTCTTCACGCATCACTTCCACCATTGCTCCCAAGGAAACTGGCACCAAATGTCATTCTCTGACTTGTCAATGACTTCGCTTACATATTCTGCATCAAACTCACTAGATGCATTTTCAATCAGGGCAGCAAATCGTACATTCTGTCCCCAAACACTATTCCATGCTTGAATTTCTTTTGGAAAACACCCGGAGGCCCAATCTTTCTTGATCCATTCAAAGGTAGCACCGCTATCATTGATATCATCTACGATCAGGATATTTCTGCGTTTCTTTGTGTCCCATCGACTCTTTATGACATCACGTTCGTCTTCTGAAACATATCCAAATGCTTCTTCAGCCATCCAACAGTTAGATTCGGTATCTATGTTGTCACGAAGACATACCTTAAGAGTATGCATAGGTACATCAAAGTAATGACTGAGCATGACAGCAGGGAGTAATCCTCCCCTAGTAAGACCTACTACATAGTCTGGACGCCATCCATCTTGAGTGATCTGTCTAATCAACTCGTTAACTGCTCCCTTGATATCCTCATGAGAGTATTTCTTAATTTTAACCATCACAATGTCCTATAACTATTGTTTTTCGCTGAGGGTCTTGATGAATGCAGCAGTGCTGCATTTGGGACCACAGTATTCCTCTAAATCACCGTCACCCCAAAAAGGATCACGGTGATATAGAGTTGCAAAATACGGCTGGTTGTGCGGTGGTTTCCTGTCAGAAAAATGATGATACACTTGTTCAGTAAGGTTGCCGCACACTGCACATTTAACCATCTATTAAGTCTTCATTCCATTCACGATGACCTTCACGGAAAGCCATATTGCTCTGCGTTTCACGAACTTCAACACGATAGCACCAAAGACGTTCAGCTTCGGAAGGACCGTAATAGTCAGGGAGATACACAGTGTTGATGAACTTATAGATCATATCTGCAAGAGATTCACAACCAAGTGCAGGAAGAATAGTCAACTTGGCCATCTTCTTTTCTTCAAGCATCTTGAACGTTTCGAGTTCTGGATCATCCTGTGCAACCAACAGCGTATGGTCAAACTGATCTTCGAGAATCTTCTTAAGTTCTTTCAAGCCACCGTAGTCAGCAGCCCAATTGCGAACATCTAAGTTGTCAGTACCAAAATAAACTTTGATACTAAAACTATAACCGTGAATCAAATTACAATGACTGTCAGCACGCCACTGACGATAGGCGCACGGAAACGAAT